CACTATTAAGTGGTTGAAGGCTTCATCAGTCGCATTACAACGTTTCATTGCAGGATCTCCTTACAAATCGTTAAGAGACGCAGAACCTTCTATGCCACTACCGAGACTCCATAATGGAATCCCTTTCATTATCCAGTCGCAAGATCGAAGATCTATACGTGATGTAATGCTAGTGTTATAAGATTCTGGTTGACATTGTTTAACCTTTATCGAATTATAGAAGGACCTCTTTCACCCAAGTTAAATACTATTACTGACCCTTATACAGGGCAGCAAGGTATACTTGATGAATTTGATCAATTTATATCGAAAGATATGAAACGATTATTGTTTGAGTATTTACCCAAAACAAATAAAATATCTGCCTCTTACATTGTAAAATCAAGATCAGCCAGTACTAACGCTGGGGTAGCCATGTCTTCCGTACTATCCGATTTGTGTTGGATAGTCCAAGATGCTGAATGTTATAACTTATTTAAACAATATGCTATAGCATCAAAATCTTTTGTCTTGTTTAAGAAACTCGATAATTATACCGAGTACTTATTTCAAGCACTTACAAAAGGGGCCAGAATTCCAGTAAAAGGGAATATGGCATTTTGCGCAGAAGAACGTGGAGGAGAAGTTCGAAGAACATTCCTACCGGATAAAAGAACGTGGACATTTGTTAGTCCTTCAGATGTAAATCTAAAAGGCGGTCAGCTTTCTCTTAAAGAGGAAGCAGCCGGAAAACTTCGTGTTTTCGCTATTGTCGATGTTTGGACACAGTCATTCTTAAAACCTCTTCATATTTATTTATTTAAAATATTAGGGGCTCTACCTAACGATGGAACCTTGGATCAAGATGCTTCGGCTTCGCGATCTATGGAGAAAGCGTTGCGACGTGGTCATGCTTGGTCTGTTGACCTAAGCTCAGCCACGGATCGTTTACCTATTGTTTTACAACAAAGTGTATTAACGACGTTATTTTCTAAAGCATTAAGTGATGCTTGGCGAAATCTGTTAGTAGAAAGAGATTATGTGTTAAACAGTTCTAAAATCACGGGTCTATACCCAGACCTTAAACCTGGTTCTTACAAATATTCCGTTGGGCAACCAATGGGAGCCTTAAGTTCCTGGGCTATGTTAGCCTTAACACACCATATGATTCTGCAATTTGCAGTTCATAGATGCAAAGGAAAACAGGAGTTATGGTATGATTTATATGAGATCCTTGGAG